TCACATACAGCAGATGGGCAGGGTCATGCGATCGTGCGAGGGCAAGGAGTTTGCACTATGGCTAGATCATTCGGGCAACTATCTCAGGTTCAGGGATGACTGGGATGAGGTGTATGCGGAGGGCGTTAAGAAACTGGACGACAAGGTAGAAAAGGCCAAGAAGGAACCGACTGAGAAGGTTAAGAAGGAATCCAAGTGCCCGTCCTGCGGACACCTGTGGCCTAAGGCGACAGACATATGCCCATCGTGCGGCCATGTGCGTAAGACTAGGAACCATGTGGATGCGGTAGCCGGACAACTAGAGGAACTGGTAAACGGCAAGCGGGTTAAGTCAGACGACAAGCAATTGTTCTACTCGGAACTGATCCACATAGCCCAAGAGCGGAACTACAAAATCCACTGGGCAAGTCACAAGTACCGGGAGAAGTTTGGCGTGTGGCCTCGTGGGCTAGAGGAAAAGCCAGTGATGCCATCTATCAAGACCATGAACTGGATAAAGCACAAAACAATTGCGTGGGCTAAGAAGCAACAAGGAGCGAGAACATGAATGTACCCGACTATTACAAGCCGTGGCCTCTAGAGGAGGACTATCCGCAACAGCCAGAGGAACCGGATTATTTCGAGGAACGAGAGTGGGAGAGGAAACAATATGATGAGCAGTGATTATCAAACCCATGTAGAGGGACTGGTATACCGAATCGATCAACTCACCCATGCCATAGGTGTGTGTTCCTGCGGGGACTCGACGATCCTCGGGATCATCCACTCGGATACCAAACCCTGCTCCCTGCCAATCGTGCATCGGCCCCTCACAGACGATGAAGTTTATGATCTGCTCGATGATTACTCGGATCTCGGGGACGATCTCTTGGAGATTGCGGCGATCATTGAGAAGTCGCATGGGATAGGTGGCATCAATGAGGTTTGAGGAATTCGCTAGATCCCACGGCCTGATTCTGAACGGCGTAGTCCCCGGCAAGTGGGTAGCAACACCGACAGAGGATCACCCGCGCTCCCGTAATGGCAGATACAAATACATGGGAGATCATGGATGGGTGCAGAACTGGGCGACTATGACCTCGCCTGTGATATGGAAAGGCCAGTCACCCTCACTTACCCCCGACCAAATCAGACGGACTAAATTCAATGCAGACAGGGAGAGGAAGGAGGCAGCAGAGAAGGCTGCGGCTAAGGCGGGATGGATACTTCACCAGACTAGGCAAGCGTTCCACCCCTACCTGACAGCCAAAGGGTTCCCCGAAGAGGAGGGGAATGTATGGGTCACAGACAATTCAATCCTCCTAGTTATCCCGATGAGGGTCGATGGCCGTCTTGTAGGGTGTCAACTCATCGACGATAAGGGGGAAAAGAAGTTCCTGAGTGGTCAGATTACTAAGGGCGCAACCTTTACGATGGACGCAAAAGGGATTCCCATCTTCGTTGAGGGATATGCTACCGCGCTCTCCGTTAGAGCGGCTATGAAGGCGATAAAAATCCGATACACCATCCATGTATGTTTCTCCGCATCGAACATGGAGTTCATGGCAGTCAGGCTCCCCGGCGGCATCGTCATCGCTGATAATGATGCAAGCAGGGCCGGGGAGAAAACGGCTGCGAAAACAGGCAAACCATACTGGCTTGCACCCACAGTCGGGGATGATTTTAATGATCATGTTTCAAGGGTTGGACTGTTTCGAGCATCACAGTCTCTGAAGCAATCACTTCTCGATAATGGACTGATAAAACCCTTAGTATCTTAGCCTCAATCTGCCTCACCCGTTCCTTTGTTACACCACGGGTCGAGGCAACCTCTTTCATCGTCTTACCCGACAACCGCTCGGATAGGATATCCCAGTATTTATCCTTGCCATCCGGCCTCAGATGCTTGAACAGGGAATCGAACAGTTCCCGATCCGGCATATCTACTAGCATGATGGGGTGTCGATCGTTCCCGGTATCGATGGGGATCTTGCCCCCGGTTAGTCTTAGGTTCATGCTGTCTCCAAGGCCCATTGGGCGAATTGTTTTAACTGCTCCGGGGTGGCGTCTTGTTTCATCTTGTTTGCCAGATAACTGATGATCTGGATATTCCCTCGGACATAACCTTTGGCCGGGATTATCTTATCAACGCTAGGGCTCCAGTCATGTGAGAATTTATTGCCAGTCGTCAGCCTCTTACCAAATACTGGGCAGTTCTTTGGGGCGATACTTTTTAAATAGACTGCAAACTCCCCGACATTCTTAAACTCATTGGGTATATTTTCCCGCCTTGAATAAGACAGTATCCGGGTGGCCCTCATAGACCACGGATCAGTTGTCGGAATCCAAGACCCGCAGTCCGCGATCATTTTCTTCACCTGATAATTATTTTTACCCCGCAGGTTATTGATCTTCAGACAGCCGCAAGACTTGGTGTTGCCGTTATTTAGGGATGCAGTTCTCACCCTCACTTTATTGCCGCATTGGCATTGGCAGTTCCAAAGGATACTCCCGTCAATAGATCGTTTCCGGGATAGGCCCATAACTTTGAGGCGTCCGTACTTATTGCCAGTTAAATCTTTTAGCGCACTCATTCCACCCTCCGCTCAAATTCATCAAAGGCGTTGTCGATCTGCGCCACAACATAAGATATAAACTTCTTCTTCTCAACTCCTGAAAATGCCCCGGCGGCGGCCACGAAGGCCATGACTGCCGGGATAACAGCGTTCATACTCAGGCCATCGAACATATCCTCTAGCCCGAGGACGATCTTCTGATACTCGTAAACCTCCTTATCAGACAGTTTCATGAATAGTTCCCCATAGTTTCTGAAACGCCCATCTCCCGATCGATATCCTCGGGGATCTCTCCACTGGCCTCGTATTCTTCATCTACCCCGTCCTCGTATCGGCCACAGAAATCGCACCCCGGCTCAAAGTAATATGCTTTGATAGAGAATCCCTGCTCAACCATAGAATCGTAGGCTTCAATGGGCGGCGACCATGCGCTCAAAAACCCGACAGTAAACTGTCCGTCCACCACCTCGACGCTGTTCCCGTAGTCAGGATCAAGGCCGATGTCCCACTTAGTCCCCCAGTTTTTTACCCGCCAGTTCCACCAGTCGGGCATGGCCGATCCCCCATCGGTCTTTTTGATCTCACAATCCGAATACTCAGGATAGTCAGGCTCGGGGACAAAGGTTGCTAGAAATTCCCCTTTGTTCCATGCGGCGGCCGCCTTCTCCATGATCGCAGGGTCGGGGTGTGAAATTCTTAATGTGTTATCGCACCAGTTAGGCATTTTCGTTCTCCATAATCTCGTAAGTTTCAAGCATCATTTTTATTAAACCCAAAATGTTATGTTCGTTTCCCGATAGCATAGCCGCCGCCATCGCCATACTTTGTGCCGCCTCACCCTCCTCCAAGTGCAATTGATCTTGGCAAAACCCCATAATTTTTAACGCCATTTCTGTTCTCATTTCTCACTCCCCATAAACATACAGGCCAACAAATAAACGACGCACGCAAAGGCCAACAGGCCAATGGCGTCTCCTAACAATCTGAAAAATTCAATCATCTTGTTCTACCATTGGGCGTGTTTCTTAAATGCGCGGGTGTATTCGGCGCGATCCTTGAACCCGTCAGACTTAAGTGTTTTACAGTAGAGAATAAAATCCTCGGCCATAAAATGCCCCTGCCCCATCTCGTCGAACGAATTCCCAAGGTCTTGATAAGATTCCCCGGCGTAATACTTTTTTAGAACGAATTTAAGGCTGTCCCACAGTTCCTCGGTGTATCCATCGGGGCATAGATCAGCCTCACCCTCCAAGGACAAAACCTGCCCGTATCCGTTATAGTTCCCCTCCACTTTGCGGCCGTCAGGGTATAGAACGACGACCTCTGAAAACTCCGGGTGGTTAGCGTGCCAATCATCACCGTATCCATGATGAATGACTGGCAAGTTTGTTTTAGCACAGCATTTTGAAAAGAATCCCATCTCAATCTCCTAGCGATAGTGTTGGTAGAACAGGGTCGGCCTCGTTACTTGTGAACAGCGCACCCCCGTTGTTGCCCTCGTCGTCGGCCGACGGGTATATCAGGTTCCCGTCGTCTAGTTGAATGACTACCGGCCTCTGATACCAACCGAATTCCTTAGCCTCGTCATCTCCCATATACCTGACTGCGACAATCTTGCGGCCGACCAATTGATCGTGCGCTTTATTAGCCCATCTAGTGGTTAGGTTTTTACTCATTTTCCAATCTCCTTAGTTAAAAAATTTTCCCTCGTTTGTAAATCGCTCCTCATCTACTCACCCTCCTTAAATAAAACAGGCCAACAGAATCACAGCCGCAAATAAAACCCCGGCCACGATCGCGGCGGCGGGGTGTTCCTCACCTTCTGACGCACTCCGCGCGGCCAGTCGTTCGCGCATGGCGTCGAGTTCTCGGCGGTTCATCGGTTCACCCCCTCGGCCTTATCAATGGCGGCTCGAATTTTGCGGATAGCATCGGCCACGGCTCCGGGTTTATAAATCTCTGAACCCTCGTGATCCTCCACAAATGGGAGCGCAAGGTATAGCGCGTCCAATAGGTCAGGCGCGGCGGCGATTAGCCTTGCCCGTTTGATGTCGTTGGCGTAATCGTCAAGGTCTAGCACCTGGGCGACAGTTTCCCCGGTGCTGTCCTCAATGTTTCGAATATAGGCGTGGTCATAAGATCGGGCTGTGTTCCATGTCATTTCAAAACCTCCAGAGATTGAAAGAGAACCCGGCCAAGAGGATTCCCGGCGGTGTCCTTAACCTGAACTGTGCTCTGTGGGTATCCCTCGCGGGTTCCCGGTATTACCCTCAGGCGTAGGCCATACGGCAGGGCGGCGGCTTGTGGGTCGTTGGGGTGGGGTTTGTATTGGTAGAGCATGGGCAGGGCTCCTAAAGTGTGGCGCGGTCTGCGAGCGCGTCGGAGATTTGTCCGTCGCGGTGCAGGGCGTCGAGGAAATCAACGAAGGCGCATCGGGTGTCGGTGCGGTACATTTTCCCCGCCCCGGTGTAGTCGGTAATTTTCCGGCGCGACAGATCCGGGAAGGTCTCCCAAAATAGGGCGCGGATTTGTTTTTGAGTGGTTAGCATGGTTTCGGGCTCCTTAGTAGACGCAAATGCCGCGCGAGTAATACGCGCAGGGGTCTTTACCCTCGGGAATATCTCCGGGGCGCAGAATGTAGAGCGCGGCTCCTCGCGGATCTCCCTGAATGTATGAGGAGATTTCCGGCTTAGATTCGAGGATCTTGGCAAGGCGTTTTTTCGCCCCTGTTTCCCGGTCTGCCACTCGGTGGCGGCTTGGTTTGGTTTGGTTGTAGTGGTGAATCACCATGTAGGGGATTTCCGTCTCTTCATCTCGTTCAATCGCCCATGAGGCGTGATCGTTCCCGTTCCCGCACTCGAGTTCATGCCAACGGCGCAGGGTCATGGATATGCGGCGAAGTTTCTCGCACTCGTCGAAGGTGAACCCGATCGACTGCAAGGCGTTGAAGGTGTGGTGTAGTTCTTGGCGTTCTCTCTTATTCATTGATGACAATCTCCAATCGTGGGTGGTGAAATTCGTGAACCCGGGCGAACAGGTCAGGAAAGGCGGCGGCCAGTCGCTCCCGGTTGGTTGGATCGGCGGCGATGTATGCGTCTCCGATCGAGGCGGCGAAGTGTCCATGCGTGCCGGATTGCATGGCGACGGCCGCGCGGTGCATTTGGGCGTCGGTCATTCGTCGGCCTCGCTCAGTTCGTCGGCGGCGTCTTCAAGGGCGCAAATAAGCCCGTCGAAGTCCTCACTAGATCCGAGGATCCCGGCGAGTGCGTAGACTGTCGATCGATCGAGATCGTAATCATCGGCCAGACTGTCGAGGTAGGCGCGGCGGTTGGCGTAGCCCTCGTCTGTGTAGATGCTCATGCGGTGATCTCCTCTAGGTAGGTTTTCGGGTGGGTGATTTCGATCTGATACCCAAGGGCGCGAACGGCGGCGATCGTGTCCGGGGTTAGGGTCTTGGTCTTGGCGATCCGGGCGAACAATCGAGCGGCTTCGTCGATCGGGTGATAAGCGGGTGCGCCATACTGGTCGCGGCGTTCGAGTGTGATTTTCATTTGTTCACCTTGAAAAGTCGGGTTAGTTGGCGATCGATGATCGAGGCCGGTCGGGTGGGTTCCTTCTCGATATAAGCGGGGTTCCCGGTTTGGGTGCGGTAAAAGCGCGCCTCTTGCTCGGCGGCGCGTTTGGTTGGGTGATAGCCGAGAAGTCGGCCGTTATGGTTTCGGATAGCGTAGGTCATGTTTTAGGCTCCTCAAATTGCGAAAAGAATTGCGCGGATCGCTCGATATCGGCTCGCTCCGTATTGACGGAGATTCCAGTATGCGAAGCGGATCCCGTGGATTTGGATCGTTTTGTGAAGGTTGAGCGGGTGCGATTCAGTTAAAAGCAGTGAATACATTTTTAGGCTCCTGAAAGTGCCGGGGGGATTCCCCGGCGGTTGGTTTTATTTGGCGGCGGGTGACAATAAAGCGGTTAATTGCCCAACGGTGCTTTCTGTGTAATTGCCATTTATGAAGGCGTAGAATTTGACACCTTTTGCGGTAGTCAATACACCGATGGCGGGGTGCAGATTTTGTGGGACTTGAAATTTTTGAACATTTTCGGCATCTAGTTTTGCCCAACGGATTGCTTCAGAGGCGGATTGCTGGTGGCGGGCTTTAACTACATCTGAAAGGTAAATTTTCTTAGTGCTGATCATTTCCATTGTGTTATCTCCTAGCAGGTGGTTGTGTGGGTATGTCCACAGGTGAGAGTATGAGGCATATTGACTGTCAATAGTTCAATATATCCCACAAAATTCTTGTGAGTATTTTTTGACCAGTTGGGCGGGGGCGATCGGCGGCCGGGTCTTAGCCGAAGGCGAACAGGTTGCGTTCTTCACACAGAGGGAGATAGAATCACGCGATTGAAATCCTCAAGGCGTACCTATGAAAAAGTTAAGCAGAAAAGAAATAAGAGAGGGGCTAGAGTCTGTCCCAATGGAGGCTGTTCTAATGGGGGCGGCCAGTAAGGGAGAGAAGCGTCTCACAGCAAAACAGCGAGAGTTTGCCCGTCAGATCGCACTAGGTGAAACGAAGGCCGGGGCGTATCGCAAGAGCAGGGAGAGCAAGGCTAAACCGGCGAGCGCATCGAGGGAGGGTCAGGAGTTAATGAAGAACCCCGCCATAGCCTCGCAGGTGGAGGCGTTTAAGGCGGCATTTGAGGCGCAGAAATATGCAACCCCTGCTCATTTGAGGGCGTTGACTATTCACGAGTTGACCAAGCACGCGCTGAACGAGGAGTTTCCCCCGGCGCAGAGAATGAAGGCCCTCGAGTTACTGGGCAAGATCACCGAGGTCGCGCTCTTCACCGAGCGGCGGGAGGTTGTTCAGGTGACCGACGCATCGCAAATCAGGGAGCGGCTCATGGCGTCGCTACGGCTTGCGCTAAATAGCGAGGCCATTGATGTCGAGGCTCGATCGGCCGACGACCTACTGGCTGAGATCTCAGGCGGTAACATTGAAACCCCGGCAGAGGGGGAGGCCATCGAGAATGCCGAGGCCGCGACCCCACCGGGGGGTGACCCCCTAGACGCGCCGCATGACACACCAGCCTATATGCATAGTAATCCACACATTGAATCGGCTCACCTACCCGATGTTTCCAGCCCATCTACAAAAGCCATATCGGGGACAGATTGAACTTGTACCATACAGTAACTATAACAGGTGTTATAGTGACAATAGTCAATGAAATCAATGACTTACGGGAAAAAAGCCTGTTACAGGGGGGTGGGGGGTGTGTTTTTTGGGCAGGTTTTAGGGGGTTTGGGATATAGAAATGCCCCCCTTATCTTTTTTAAATAAAAAAGTGGGGGGGGGTATATTTTTGGAGAATGGTATGACGCCAGCGCAGAAGGAAATATTTTTGGTTATTGATGAGTGGTGGAGGAAGTATGGTTTCGGTCCTACTATCGATGATGTTCTATTGGTGACTGGGGAGAAGTCTAGAGGGAATGTATCTAGAAAGATGTGGAAGTTGGTTGAGTTAGGACTCTGCCACGGGGTGAGGAGGCGGCCGCGTTCGATTCGGCCAAAGGGGTTAAGGGTGCGTAACATTGAATAAGATATTTGATTTAATAAACGCCCTTCCAGAGGGGGAGCGTGAGTCTTTACTTCAAATGGCGCAGCAGTATTCTGATGCGGTTATGAGGGAGCGAGGGCAAACTAACTTTATGTCGTTTGTAAAGACTGTATGGCCTGCCTTTATACACGGAAGGCATCACGCTGTTATGGCTAAGAAGTTTGAGGAGATAGCCGAGGGAAAGATTAAGAGGTTAATTATCAATATGCCACCCCGGCACACTAAGTCTGAGTTTGCCTCCTACTTATTGCCTGCTTGGTTTTTGGGTAGGTTTCCAAATAAAAAGATTATTCAGTGTTCAAATACAGCCGAACTAGCCGTTGGCTTTGGTCGTAAGGTGCGAAATCTAGTGGACGGTGAGACTTACGCCAAGATATTTCCCAATGTATCTCTGAGACAAGACTCTAAGGCCGCTGGCCGTTGGTCAACTAACGCCAATGGAGAGTACTTTGCTATCGGTGTTGGGGGTACGGTTACTGGTAAGGGCGCGGATCTTCTAATTATTGACGACCCGCACTCTGAACAAGAGGCCGCACTGGCCGCATCAAACCCTGAAATCTACGATAAGGTCTACGAGTGGTACTCCTCTGGTCCACGGCAGCGTCTTCAGCCGGGTGGAACGATCATTGTCGTTATGACTCGGTGGGGAAAGCGGGATTTAACAGGCCAAGTCTTGAAGGCCGAGGGTCAAAGGGGCGGGGAGTCGTGGGAGGTTATCGAATTCCCAGCGATTTTGCCATCTGGAAACCCTTTATGGCCCGAATTCTGGCCTAAAAACGAACTTGAAGCCCTAAAGACTGAACTTCCTAACTCAAAATGGCAATCTCAGTACCAGCAGAACCCTACCTCCGAGTCTTCAGCGATCATAAAACGGGAATGGTGGAAGGTTTGGGAGAATGAAGACCCGCCACGCTGTGACTTTACCCTTATGGCATGGGATACCGCCTTCGAAGCGACGAACCGGGCTGACTATTCAGCCATGACCCTATGGGGAGTCTTCGAACATCCCGACGATACTGGGGTTTATCAGACCAATATTATTTTGCTCAATGCCTTTAGAGACCGAATGGAGTTTCCAAAACTAAAAAGAGAGGCGATTGATCAATATAAAGAGTGGGAGCCGGACAGCGTGATCATTGAGAAGAAGGCATCTGGCGCTCCTTTGATATATGAACTCAGGGCGATGGGGATGCCGGTGCAGGAATTCACCCCGGTTAGGGGAAATGACAAAATTACCCGCTTAAACGCCGTGTCAGATCTGTTCGCTAGTGGTAGAGTGTGGGCACCGAACACCCATTGGGCAGAAGAAGTGATTGACGAGGTTGCATCTTTCCCCGCAGGCGAGCATGATGACTATGTTGATACCGTATCCCTTGCGTTGATGAGATTCCGCAAGGGCGGGTTTATTCGTACTAATTTAGACGAGCCGGAAGAGCCGGAATACTTTAGACGTAAGTTTGAGGGATATTATTAATGGAACTGCCGGGATACGATCCTTTTTATAAGTTGCCAGATGCAGAGCGTCTTTATAGAACCGAAAGGGGTTCTACCTATGCTCACTTTAAAGACCAAACTTCTCAAAGAAATAGGAGTGGGGAGAATCATAAAGACAAAACAACTGGCTTACAGGATAGGTCTCTCAAAACTATTTATATGGAACCAAAGGCATTAAATGCTATTGGCACTTGGTTGCAGGATGAAAATACATCTACCAGACTAAAACCTGTTTTGGACGCAGAGGGAAAGCAAACAGGCAGGGCACAGGTTCAAATAGTGGAGCCACATACATATCAACCCACTAAATTAGAAAATGGTAAGTTTGTAAAAGCAGGGCCTCCAGTAACTTATGAGGCAGGAAGAATAGTTGCCGAAGTTCCTTATGAAAGAACTCCGGTAAAGGGTTATCATCCGGTTGAAATTTTTAACAGTGAAAGCCCAAAAGGAAACAAAGGTACCGGTGTTCATTTTGGTTCTAAAATTACTGAAATTATGAAAAGAACCGGTGGTGGTGGCGGTGGTGGCGGCGGATCTTTAATGCAAGCAGATCCAAAACAACTTGGCGGCACAAAAATAGGACCAAAAATGGCTACTGGCGGGAAAGTTAATATGCCAGAAAATTACTCCACTGGTCGCTGGCGATTAATTTAAGGACAAACTATGGCAATTGATAAAGCAATAGGGCAAGCCCCGATGGGGTTGGATGAAAATTTACTGCTCGGGCAAGAAATGGAGCCTGATATTGAAATTGAGATAGAAGATCCCGAACGGGTAAGTATTGAGGCAGGTGGTATAAAGATTGAGATTGAACCGGGTGAAGAAGATGATGATTTCAACGCCAACCTCGCTGAAGAAATGGACGAGGGTGAGTTAACTGAAGTATGTAACGACTTACTTGGCGATTTTGAGGACGATACATCTAGCCGCAAAGACTGGATGCAGACTTATGTAGACGGCCTAGAGTTACTAGGCTTAAAGATCGAAGACCGGACTGAGCCTTGGCCCGGAGCCTGTGGTGTTTACCATCCCCTGCTATCAGAGGCGCTGGTTAAGTTTCAGGCTGAGACGATCATGGAGACCTTTCCATCATCTGGCCCGGTCAAGACCCAGATCATAGGCAAAGAAACCCCAGAGAAAAAGGAAGCCTCTATTCGTGTCAAGGATGACATGAACTATCAGTTAACCGAAGTAATGGTTGAGTACCGCCCAGAGCATGAGCGTATGTTATGGGGCTTGGGTCTGGCAGGTAATGCGTTCAAAAAGGTGTACTTTGACCCCAGCCTTGATCGTCAGGTATCTCTGTTTGTTCCTGCGGAGGATGTCGTGGTTCCATATGGCGCCTCAAACATCCAGACCTCCCAGCGCGTAACCCATGTAATGCGTAAGACGGAAAACGAACTACGCAGACTACAGGTGGCTGGCTTTTATCGTGACATAGACCTTGGTGATCCAGTTGATTCATTCGATGAGGTTGAAAAGAAGATCGCTGAGAAGATGGGCTTTCGTGCCTCATCCGACGATCGGTACAAGATCCTTGAGATGCACGTTGACATCGATCTCCCCGGGTACGAGGACAAAGACGAAGATGGGGAGCCGACGGGCATTGCTCTGCCTTACGTTGTTACTATCGAAAAAGGTACCCAAAACGTATTAGCCATCCGTAGGAATTGGAATCCAGATGATGATCTTAAACAAAAACGCAATCATTTTGTCCATTATTCATACATCCCGGGATTTGGGTTCTATGCTTTTGGTCTTATTCATCTCATTGGCGCTTTTGCTAAGTC